CCCTTGGCGTCAAAAGACGTAAAGGTGTTTGCAATGATAGTCATAGTTTATGCTCCTATAGCAAGGCTTTGATTGCGGCCGCGGCGTCGTTGACGCGACCAGTTTTTCGTGCGCGGTTCTGCGCTTCCTGTGCTGCTGAGGTGCGTTTAGGCTGTGACGCTCTGGAACCCGATTTCAATGTCTTGGTGCGTGGCTTGTTAGGTTTAGCTTTAACCTCGTTGGCCCGCGTTTCTCCACGATCATATAACATCGCTTTCCTCGCTAATTTCACAAGCGTTGCATTTGACATCCCGCTAACGTCCTGCTCGCTGAAACCTTCGCCAAGTAGGAAGTCCCGGATCTGGGTTGCTTCCGTGGCTGCGACCTTCTTGTCACGCCACTCGGGTATGATGTCAGGCAAGATATGACGCTGCTGCTCCAAATACGATTGCTGCATATGCTGTTGCTTCTGCGCTGCAATCTGCTGCATCCGTTGCTGCTCAGCTTGGACGGCCTGGAGTTGCGCGGTGCGCGCCTCCTGCTCCTTCCGCCACTGGCGTTCTGCCTTCGCTGCCATTACGGGGTCTGTGTCATACAGAGTGTCCCAGTCCGGCTCCTGTTCCGCTGCCTGTTGAATGCGCTCCGCCATTGCCGGCAGTAGTTGCGCATATTCAGCACGCTCACGCTCAATCTCCCGATACTGCGCTTCCACGGCCTTACGGCCTTCGGCGAGCTCTTGAGTTTTGCGTGTGTAGTCCTTCTGCCGAAGAAACCCGCTGCGCAGCTCCTCAATGGTTTTCTCCTCACCATCTACCTCTATGGTCGTGGATAAATCGAGGGTTCCATATTGGTCGCCGTCATCGTCTTCATCGTCGTCCAGATCGCTTTCAGACCCCTCGACGGCAGAGTTATCAGCTTGCGCCTCATACTCGTCCTCATGGCCTTCCGGCATTTCGGCGTCTTCCACTTGCGCGGCTTCAGCCTCAAGCGCATCATCTGTCGCCACGTTATCCTTTTGGGGCGTAAGCATACTTCTGATTGCATTCTGAGCGCTGTACAGGTCAGTCCCTTGCGGGGTGCTGTTGTCTGACATCTCTTTCTTCCTCTATTATGCTACTTTTTCATCTTCAATTCAATAGTAGCGTTATCAACCATGCTGCGAAGAGACTGGCGAACCATGTCAATTCCCCGCAGCTTCATGTAAACAGCCTCCCGGCTGTCGGTGTCACTGGGGCCCGTTGCTTTGAACTGCGTCCAGCAATCCGCCTCGGCTTCTTCAAAAAACCGAAGCAAATCTGTGTCAGCGAGCAGGCGTTCAGCCTGCTTGCCGTCTGTGATGATCTGCTGCTTAGTCTTCACGCGTCGCCTCCGTGATTATGTCAGCCTGAGCCTTCATCACTTCGCGGTTGATCGCCATGTCGGCCCGGATCTGGGCGACGTCAAGCTGCGTGCCGTATTTCGCCTTCAGCTCCTCCGCCTTGACGCGGATGTCGGCCTCGAGCTCGTCGCGCTTGCGATCGTCTTCCATAATCATCTGCTCGCGCTTCAGTTGCAGCTCGGCCGCCTTCTTCTGCATGTCCGACTGGATCTGCTGGATCTGCACCTGGATCAACTGCTCGTTGATGTCTGGCTTGTTGTCTGGCGGTGGCGGCTGGAACTTCGCCGGATCGCTCCAGAATTGCGACGTGTCCTTGAAGCCAGCTAGAGACGTCATCTCCTTGAGTGTATTGCTCAGCTTGGAGATGTCGGTCAGCGGGTTCTGCGGGCCCATCGTCGACATGGCTTCCTTCTGCATCTCGCCGATCTGGCGCAGCATCATCATCCGCTCAGTGTCAGTCCCGCGGCCCAGGGCTACGTTGACAGAGACGTCCATATTCGCGTTCCAGACCCGTGGGTCCATTTCGACGAAGTCGTTGTTCAAGCGGATCATCCGCGCCTTATCTTGGTGCGTCGTGATGTTGTGCAGGACAAGCTCGTACAGGCGCTTGACGCCTGTCTCAGCGAATACCCTAGCAATCATCTCGATGTGCTGCTGTGCGGCGCTCACAGTGGCTGCCACGGCCGTTGCGGTGCTCGACTGTAGGGCGCCGGCGTCTAAGCCCATGGACGCCTTGGAGATGCCTGTGCGGGCCTCCTTGACCTCGTCCATGTATTGCAGGACCGGGAACGCCTGCTGGCCAACAAACGGAACGGTGAGCTGCTGGATCGAGCCTGGGGCGCGCTGGCGGACGATTGAGCCCATTTCTGTGTTCATGGCGTCATCCATGTTCACCATGCCTTCGACAACAGCAATTCTCGGGTGAATGCTGAGGCTGAGGCTGTCCAGGGAGTTGCGCATGACGACTGACTTGATGCGCTGGATGTCCATCACGGTGTCGGCGACGGACATTCCGAAAAAGTCGTGCGGCTCTGGATCTGGGCATAGTGTGGCGAAGGGCGCCATGTCGCACGGCTCGTTGTTCAGTATGACATTTCCGTCGCCGCCGGTGCAGATTTTGCGCAGCTCGGCGATGCCGTCACCGTCGTAGTCCACGCGGATGTAGTTTTCGACGTATAGAACCTTCCGCATCGCCGGGTCGCTGCGAGAATTCATCTCGTTGGTCAGGGCCGGGTTTCGCGTGTTGCGCTCGACGTTGGTGTCCATGTCATCGTGGGTCGATGACAGGTTGTAGACCTCGTCGTAGTCGTAGCCCATAGCTACAAGCTCGGACACGGTCACGATCCGGCGGTGCGCGACATAGTCGGCGTCCTCAACGGATTTAGCCTCGCGGGAGATCAGGAACTCCTCCGGCGGCAGAGCCTCCAGCTTCACGCGTCCGTCTGGGCGGGTGTAGGTGACGCGCAGGTCGTGAACCATGGGCGGCATGACGATCTGGCCGGTCATGGGGTCGATCTGCGGCTCGCCGACAGGCTTGCTCACGGTAATATCAACCTCGGCGGCTGGGTCAGCCATGAGTGCCGCCAGGGCGGTGTCGTCGATGCCGGTGTACTCGATTGTGTCAAACTCGGTCTTGTCTTCCCAGTAGCACTTGAGAATGCCGACCTTGCGCACCAGGGCGTCCATAAATGCGCTGTGCATCTCCAGGAAGCCGCGGTTGTCGCGATTGATGATGAAGTTGGCGTACTCGGTGGCCTGCTTTGCCGCCGGCACGTCCTCCGCGCTCTGCGGGACGTATTCGACGGTGCGGTCTGATCCGTTAAAAATCCGCATGAGAGACGGCATGATCGCCTGTACGGTATCCCGTACGTCCATGCTGACCACTTGGCTGCGGCCCTCTTCTTCGTCGCCAAACGGCTCGCCCCGGTAGTATTGCGTCGCCGTGGCGCGGATCGGGGAGACCCAGTTGTCGATGAAGTCTATGGCGTCGTCGATCTCGTTTCCGACGATGCCTTGCAACTCCTGGTCGTCCATGACGTCCGGGTTCAGTTCAGCCTCGAGCTCGGAGGCCATTTCGTTTATCTCATAGTCCATCTTTTTTCGCCTTCTCAAACTCGCGCGCATCTTGTTGCGCCTTACGCTCCAACTCGTCTTCCAGGTCTGCCAGCTTTGCTGTCGGCCTATGGCCCAAACCGCCCGCTATTTTTGCCATCTTTGGTTCTCGATGTACCTTAGAAGTGATTTTGTCTCGTCTGGATCGGGCATACCAAGCGGGTCGCTAGTCCAAGACGGCATTAGCCCAGACTTTTGATCCGCAAAAACAGTGTCAGAGGTATTTGCAGTCCTATTAGACATGCCAAACGGGCCAGAGTTGAGCCAGCTATTCTGCCCCCTAGTCTCAGACGTCATGGCGCCTATCGCGGCAGGTGAATACATCCGAGAGTGCTCCAGAAAGGCCCGCTCCTCTCCTTGACGTCTAAAGAACGGATTGCCGGAGCCAAAATGCCCGAAAGCATCGTGCACGGCTCTGAAGGCGTCGTTGGCCACGGCGTCGCTCTTATCGCCGACCTTGCCGACGCCTTTTAGCAGTGGGTTTTCAGCCGCATCAAAAGATGTGTTCGTGCCGAACCCGAAGTCAGTTGGATAAACCCACAATTTGCCGTTCTCAACGATGTCCTGATAGCCCATCGCCGGAGATGCCGCGTAAGGGTCATCCAT